GCAAGTCTACCTATAAAAGTTTACAGAGTCGAGGAGGATAACGACAAAATAACTGACGTTAGCCATCCAATCTACCGACTACTAGCTCGTAATCCTAACGAGTATATGACACCTTACACATTCCTAGATACTCTGATGACCAACTTATTGCTAGAGGGGAATGCGTATTTTTATATTGAGAGAGATGGTAACGCAAGACCAATCTCACTTATTCCTATCAATCCAGAAGATGTCAAAGTAATAAAGCACGAAGGACAAATTTTTTACGACATTAAAGACTATGAGATTGGAGTAATGAAAGAAGATATGCTACACTTCTTCAACTTATCCTTTAATGGTTGTGAGGGTGTTAGCGTATTGAAAGCACAAAACACAACAATAGCAACTTCCATAGCAGCTAATGATACTGCCAACAGTTATCTAGGAAACTCTGCTCAAGTTGGTGGAGTTATTAAACATCCAGGCAAACTAAGTAAAGAAGCAGTTGCAAGATTAAAGAACTCTTGGAATCAGAATTACTCTGGCTCATTTGTATCTGGTAAGACTGCTATCTTAGAGGAGGGTATGACATTCGAGCAAACTAACATTGATGCTAATAAGTATCAGCTTTTAGAAACTCGTAGATTTCAGATAGAGGAAGTAGCAAGAATATTTAAAGTACCATTGTCGTTGATTGGTCACTTAGAGAAAGCTGCTAATTACTCATCTATTGAGGCTTTGAGTATTGACTTCGTAAGATTTACGCTAATGCCTTATATGGTAATGATAGAGCAAGAGCTAAACAGAAAGTTGTTTAGAGATAGAGAGTTTGGTTTGTTTACTGTAAAGCTAGATGCTAAGGCTTTACTTAGAGGAGATAGTTCAAGTCGTGCTAGTTATTATAGAGAGATGGCTTCTATTGGTGCTTTGTCTATTAATGAGATTAGACGAATGGAGGACTTGAATAGAGTAGGTCCAGAAGGCGACCAATTATTTATGCCATTGAATTTTGCTCCAGTTGGAGATATAGAGGAGGAGGATAAAGAATAATGCCTATACCTACTAAAAATATAGACGAAACTAACGAGGAGTTCATCGAGAGATGTATGGCTGACGAGTTTATGAAAGAGTATGACGACAACGACCAACGTCTAGCAGTATGTTATGCTCAACTAGAAGATGATGAGGAAAGACAAACTAACTTTCCTAACAAAGGAGACGATAAAAAGATAAGTTTAAGAAATAGTGAAGAACCACAATTTGATTTTGACTTTGCTAAAACTATTAAAGAACAGACTCCAGAGATATGGAAAGCTGGAGGCAACATAAGAGGAAATGAGGCTTTTATGTTATGGGAAAGAGCTAGAGATGGTCAAGATACTGAGTCTATCAGAGAATGGATAAAAGAGAGAGAGGCTTGGATAAAAAGACACTTTGAAGATGGCAAACAATTCAAAGGAGATACAGAACCAAACCTTTCAAATGTTGGTGGTGTAGTTGCTCAAATTAAATGGGGTACGATTGGAACACTTGGAGAGCAAGGAATGAAAGACGTAATTTTAGAACTAACTAAAAAGCTAGAGGGCAAGAAAGAAGAAAACCAAGTTAGTGATAAAGTAAAAAAGGCTTTAGAAAATAAAGTTGAAAAACATAACGAAGAAGTAAAAGAGCTTGATTTAGCTTGGAATGGTCGCACTACTTACGCTGAACTTGAAAAAGTTTTTGATAGAGGCGTAGGAGCTTACAATACCAATCCTGGCTCTGTTAGACCAAACGTTTCAAGTCCAGAACAATGGGCAATGGCAAGAGTTAACTCGTTTTTATTTGCTCTTAAAAAAGGTAGATTTCAAGGTGGTAAGCACGACACAGATTTATTGCCAGATAATCATCCAGTAAAAAAAGAAATGGAAGAAAATAATAGATTTATGAAAAAGCACGATTTAAGACACATTCAAAAGATTGAGGAAACTGATGACTCAATAATTATTTACTATGGTAAAAATGTCGATGACGTTGAAATGATAGACGAACAAGATGACGAGATGGATGAAGCAGACCACTATCCAGGACACGAGGAAGAAAAAACTGAGATTAGAATAAACCCAAATCAAGAGGTTAGAACTTTTGATGTTCAAGACTTAGAGCTTAGAATGGATGGAGATAAGCCAACAGTTGTTGGTTATGGTGCTGTGTTTAACTCTATGTCTAATGACTTAGGTGGATTTAGAGAGTATATATCTCCAAAAGCATTTGAAGGTCGTTTAGATGATGACGTTAGATTTTTAGTTAACCACGATGCTAATTTAGTACTAGCAAGAACGACTAACGGAACGCTAAGACTATCTGTCGATGAGAAAGGATTGAGATATGAGGCTGATATGCCAAATACATCAACAGCTAGAGATTTAATGGAATTATTAAAGAACGGAACTATTAGTCAATCTAGCTTTGCATTTACTGTTGAAGAAGATAGTTGGGAGATTAAAGACGGAATGAATATAAGAACTATTGACAAAGTATCTCAATTGTATGATGTTAGCTCAGTAACTTATCCAGCGTACAATGCTGCAAGTAGTTCTGTTGCTTTACGTTCTATGAAAGAATGGCAAGAAAAAGAACAAGCTAAAAAACTACAAGAAAGTTTTGAGGCTGAAAAAATAGAGGCACAAAAAAATGAACAAGATTTAAAACAGCGCAGCCTCCATAAAATGCGCTTGACAATCTTGAAAAATAAATATTAATATTAATTTTCTAAAAATGAAAACATCAAAACTTTATAAAGAAGAAAGAGCTGAGGTTATCGAGAAAATGGAAGGACTTGTAGCATCTGCTGAGGGTCGTGACTTAACTTCTGATGAGCAAAGCAACTTTGATTCTTTAAATGAAAAAGTAGAGGAGTTGAACAAGATGGCTTTAAGAGCTGAATCTTTTGAGAAACTTCAAGCTACTAAAGCTGTTAAAGAAGTAACAGAAAACACTCCTAGCGAAGTGAGAGATTATTCTTTCCAAGATGCTATGAATCAAGCTGCTACTGGTCGTTTAGAAGGTCTTGTAAAAGAGATGGACCAAGAGGCAAGAAACGAGGCTCGTTATACTGGTCAATCATTCAAAGGTATTGCTATACCATCTTCAATCCTAACTCGTGCTGCTGTTGCTACTGCTGCTGGTAACGCTACTGAAGTTATGGCTTGGACTGACCAATTAGAAGCAAACTTAGTTTTAGCTTCTGCTGGTGCTAATTTCTATGCTGGAGTAGACAATATGAAGTTTCCAGTATTTAGTGCTATCAACTCTGGCTTCGTTGCTGAGACTGGTGGTTCTGCTCCTGCTGCTAATGGTACTGCTTCTAGCGTAACATTATCTCCAAAGAAACTTATCTCTATTGTTAATGTTTCTGCTGAGGCTATCGCTCAAAACGCTTCTATCGAGGCTGCATTGAGAAGAAATATGGCTCAATCTGTTGCTGCTACTTTAGAACAAGCTTTATTAGGTACAAGTGATGTATCTAACGCTCCTACTTCTATATTTGCTGATGCTGCTGCTGGTTCAACTGCTGCATTTTCAGCTGCTACTGCTATCGCACTTGAGTCTGCTATCTTAGATGCTGGTGTTCAATTAGAGGGTGCTAGAATGGCTTATTTAGTAGATACTAATGCTTACACTGCTGCTAAGTCTGCTGCTCAAGTTGCTAGTGTTTCTCCATTATATGATAACTCTGACAAAACTATCAACGGATATTTCTCATTCGTTTCTAGTAATGTTGGTAACGGTGGTGGCGCTACTAAAGACCACGCTTTATTCGGAGATTTCTCTAAAGTACACATTGCTCAGTTCGGTGGCTTAGACGTTATATATGACATCTATACTAACGCTGGAACTGGAGAGCCAAGATACATATTGACTTCTTTAGTTGATGGAGATGCTGTTCAGAATGGAACTGCTTTTGCTAACTTAATTGAAGCATAATTTGTTTATTTTAACGGAGGGAGTGGAAACACTCTCTCCATTAATTTTTTTTTAAATGGAATACTATAACTACAACTTTAACGCATTAAGAGGTACTGACTATGTACCTTATGGAAAGTTAGTTCTCAAAACTGCTCCAGCTTCAACTGTTATATCACTAGCAGAGGCTAAAGCATTTTTAAGAATAGACTCAGACTATGACGATGACGATAACTATATTACGTCTTTAATTAATGTTGCTACTGGTGTAGTTGAGGAATTTACTAGACGTAGATTAATTACACAGACTTACAATATTTTTTATGATGAGTTTCCTCCTTACATTGACTTACAAATTGGCGAGGTTGCTAGTGTTACTCATATTAAGTATTATGATGAGAATAACTCTTTACAAACTTTAGCTTCATCTGAATACGATGTTGATACTAAGATAAGACCAGGAAGGATATACCAATC